ATCAGTTCTTACCCTCCAACCAGCTGTGTTACCCCAAACTACTCTTGGGATAGCATTGAAGAATCTAGTTTGGTTATTTAGTGCTTGCCAAACTTTTCTTCCATATGTTGTGTTGAATATTCCTGTAGCTGAGTCTACTGTAAAGTATGTTTGTTTCTGTAGGTATTCAGGACCGAATACAGACTGATACAAACCTCTTTGAGACTGCGACAGATATTCACTTAAACTTGGATTAGCCATGTTTATAATCTCCTATAGTTTGTTTTGTTTATCCTAATAGTTCCCTAGGAACACCATCGGTGTCACCAGTTTCTATTTGGTGTTGCATTCTTCTGAGCTCTGAATAAGAAAGTTCAGCTAGTTGAGCTGGAGTGTCCTCAACAGAAGTAGATTTTTGAATAGGTGTAGAACCATCTACGCCCAATCCGTTAACTACTTTTGGAGCTTGTAGTCCAGTCTCTTCCCTGAATCCCATTTTTCTTAATCTTGCTTCAGATTCATTTTGAACTGCTTTAGCAATGTTAGCCTCTGAGCCAGCAATTTGCTTCTTCAAAGATTCTATTTGCTTTTGCATTTTCTCCGTGTCATCATCGTCATCATCCATACCCTTCTCTGCTACTGGTTCATCAGCTGACTCATCGTCATGTGCTTTTTCCATTCCATCCTTATCGTCATCATCATGACCTTTTTTCATTGCAGCCGCATATCCTCTTCCATAAGCTTTTTCGATTTCATCTTCGTCGTCATCGCCCATGTCTGCAGCTTGAATTGTGTTTTGCTGTTCCTCGATTTTTGCATCTATTCCTGCATCACTTTCAGAGTCATCAGCATTTTGTGGTGTCCCACCAGTTGGGGAAGCCGGTCTCTCGTCACCGCTAATGTCAGCGCCAGCATAACTGTCACCTTCACCAGCTTTTAACATAGAAACAACCTCAGAAGCTACAGATTTCACTAGACTTGCTTGTGCTTGTTCAGCAGCAGCTTTTGAAATCTCCTCTTCTTCATCTTCTTCTTCCTTTAGTAATCTAGAGTCCATCTTTTGTAGGACTTCAGCTACTGCGGCAAGAGCGAGGTTTGTGCCTTCCATTTGCTTCTCAATTCTCTCTGAGATATCTGCCATAGTATTAACCTCCTATGATTATTATTTGTTTCCAAATATCATGAAAGGTTGGTCTAAGCCACCTCCGACCTTACTATGTATAGGGAAATATAACGTTATATTTAAACGTTATTACATTATACTACGGAAATCGAAAAATCCTACTGAGATGTAGAATTTTATAATAGAAATATATTATAAATTAGAATTTATTGTTCTTTTGAAATCATTTCTAACATTTCATTACGAAAATCATACAGAATGTTTTGTATTAGTTTCTTCACTTTCTCACACTGATTGCCTTCAGGGAGTGCTGCTTCTACTTGGTCTAATACTCTGCCCACCATTTTAGAGTGTCTGGCGAATATATATTCTTGTTCTGCTGTTACTATACTTGTGTCTTTGTCCATTTCTATCTCCTATGTTTGTTATTCTCTCCAATTTATCCTACTCTGCGGGAACTGAACAGGAACTCTTTTTTTCAAACCTAAAACTTTTCTGTCTTTAGGATGTACTCCTTCATATATAACAGACCAAGCTCGTTGTATCCACTCATTCCCCTGTCTGTTTGCACGAGCTTTGTTTATGTCAATAGTCCTCCAGCCAACACCATCTTTTTCAATGTTCCAAGGACGAAAACCAATTTTGTATGTTTTCGAATGTCCTTTAACAGGTTTACCCTGTCTTATATATGGTCGAACCTCAGTTGTATATGGCTGAGTTTCATACTCAGGCTCATATTTATCTGGGTTATACACCTGCCCAGCATATGGAGCTGAGTATCCTATACTAAAACTAGTATCCCTTATCACTTTATACCCAGAAAGTTGTAGCTCACCTGTATCAACCGGGACATATCCCTTTTTATCATCTTGAGCTAAGTTGTACGTATCTTCAGCGAGTTTAGTCCACCAAACATTAAACTTTTTGAGAATTTTATCGTATGTATCATACGCATCTTGTCGTGTAATTTCAGCCATAGTATTATTATACTGTTTAGGCTGTTAAATCCGTCCACTTTTCAGGAATCTTATCTATGAATTTTCTTTTGCTTGTATCATATCTATTTAAATAAATAACATCTCTACCTACATAGCCATACTGTGGGTGCCAATAAGTAACTATTTGTTTAGGTTTAGTAGCCGCTTGTAATCGTTGAAGAGCAAACTCATCTGGACCTTTCATGGTTCCACATATATGTAGCTCTCCTGTACCTATATCTAATTCATCTATTCTGTGAAAATGCCCAATCATTACACTATCAAACTCCTGTTCTAAATCTTCATCAAGAGCGCCTTCTATCTCACGCTGTAGATTCTTCCTAAATTGGAATACACTTCGTAGTTTAGTTATTGAATTTAGTATTGCTCCACTACTTCCAGCCCCCGATATACAATCTCCGTGAGTAATAAGAACTACCTTATCATGCACTTTGAATGTAGTCATAAAGCTTTTAGGAATATGGAACTCTATATTTTCTTGGTTCTTACAGAAAGAAGCAATCCATTGGTATAACATATAATCCCAATCCATATACTTNTCTTTCATAGGAGGNTTTCTAGTCATCCTACCATGATTACCAACTACACATGGGACTTTAATTTTTGTAAAGTGTGGGGCTAAATACATTAGAGCTTGTCCAATAATGCTAGCTCCTCTAATCATTTGCTCCATACAGTTAGCCATATTAGATCTGGATAGCTCGTCATGTATGTCACCACTAATCATATCACCTAACATAGGTATAATTAGTTCGTCTACAGGTGCTATTTGTCTTCGGTATGACGCATGTTTTAATATTTGATTAGCCCAACCATACATACGTTTGTTGAATATCTCAAAGTTATATTCATTCAGACCCCTCATCTGATCTTTAAATACATGCTCTCCTATATGAGTATCAGATAAAGGAGTAACCATTACTTGTTTCTCATGACCAAAGGGTGTTTTGTCAGAATTGTTTATATGTTTTAGGGGTACCGAAGGAAAGGCTTGAGTAAATTCCTGAATAGTTTCAACAATCAGCTCTTTCTTCGTGTTGTCTTTTAAAGATGAAAGATATAACTTTTTGTAAAAATCTGCTTCACTCTTATGCGTAGCAGCCTTTTTATCTAATTTTATTCTCTGCGATAAACTATCTTCGGGATGTGAGTCCTGCTCTTCTTGGAACTCCCAGACTTCGCTGTCGTGCCAACGATGTATCGAAGTCGGACTTACGTTGACTCCAAACTCTTCGTCTATCCACTTCGCTATAGCTGTCCAAGTCGCTCCTATTCCCCGCCTTCTTATTATCTCTGATTTTGCCTGCTCTGGTATCATAAGCTCTCCTAATAGTTACTACCAAAATCTTTGCACATGTAATGCACTGAAGATCTTTGTCTTCGTTTATATACATCTGTCCATTACACTTAGGACACATGTTATCATAAAGTTGCTGAGAATTCAAATTATTTGACAAATTCTCTTTCCTCAGTTTCTTGCTCTAACTCCTCTATTTCTCCTCGTTCTTTATCTTTTGAACCACCAGTTAGTAAAGGGTCTGTCGGATAACTTCCAGATCCCCAACCAAGCTGCACCGATAATCCTGCAGGGGCTGTCTCACTAGCACCTCCTGTGTCAGGATCTTGGGCATTTTTATTATTATCTTTATCGTCTAAAGCACGAATTTTTGCTTCCATGTCTTTTTGTTCTATAGCAGCAAATTTATCGGGCTCCGCATCATACTCTTTAGGTTCACGCCTACCATCAATTAATTTTGTTTGCGGGTTTATATCCTCACCACTTGATTGTTGTCTAAATTTTACTTCGTCTTTCATAAGTTGTTGTTTAGCGAATAATGTAAATTCCTTTACCATCTTCTTGCTAGGACTATTACCTCTAACAAAAGCGGCAAGTCTTTCTATTCCAGATTTCTTTTTCTTTTTTCGCCTAGTTGTTTTTCTGCGACGAGATCCACCACCACCATAAGTGGGAGAAAATATACCAGAATTAGTAGATGTGAAAACAGTGCCTCCACCATTACCGAAAGAACCAGAAGTTGCGGCACCGCCGCCACCACCGTTTCCTCCACCACCACCATTCTCTTTGTAAATTTGTCCTTTACGTTTACTGTCAGTAGAACCTCTAGGATTAGTAATCCATGCTTTAGTTTGCATATGCTCTACGAATTTTTTAATAGCCATAGTATTACTATAGTCAGATTTTCATTATTTTTTGCATAGTTGTTCTAAAATATGTATCAGAATCAAGCTGTGTACTAAATACATCTGGAGGTAAATAGTTCCCTAAAGAAGTCTTGTGTTCAGTAACAGCTTTACCTTTTACAATCTTTTTGTGCCCTAATCTTTTCGCCTACATAAAGTCCGGCTCTTTCAAAGAATTCCGATGCAGGCAGTTTCCTACCCCCACCATCAATTTTTTTCTTGTAATTGTTTAGATATTCTGTAGCACTTTCTATAGCTTTCTTAGTTCTCAAATGTTTGATTGTAGCATCAGGATGAATGTCTCTTATAAATTGATCTATTTTAGAAGAAGTAGTATCAAAAAGTTTATCTTTACCTCTTTTACCTTCTTTGGCTTTCTTAAGTACCTCTACTAATCTGGGATCTTTTTCTGCAAACTTCTGTCTAACACCACTCTTTGCGTCAAAACTAACATGAGCTGTGTTTCCATCTTTTGATATATGTACATTTGAACTCTTTAAGTTAAGGGCTCCTTGACCAGTAATTTTACCTTTATCCGTTTTACGATCTTTATCCTGACCTTTCCTATACCCAGTTACATTATAAACAGTCATCAACATCTCTTCTGTGCTTAAGTCATTTACACCTTTTTTGTTTATGGTATCCATTGCATCATCTAAAACATCTTGAACGTTTCTTAGTTTTGCCCAATGCTTCTTTCGATGTTCTTGTTGAGCACTCGGATTAAGAATATGTTGTGGATTACCAGTACTATCCTTATAAGAAATTTGTATATCATTAGCAGGATCTTTAGCAATCTTTACATCAGTTGCCCCTTTAGGTAGCTTTTCAGCAGCTTTAGATACATCTGATTGATAAGAACCAGCAAAATTTAAAAACTGTCCATAGGGTACATCATCATTGTGTTCATCTGTTGGAATAGAATATAACCCTCGCTCGTCAGGATCCCCTTTTGTAAATTTGTTTACCCAATCATCATAGACATCTTCTCGACCTCCGCAAGGTTTGATCCAATACTCAGCACCTCTTTCAGTCTCATATACTGTAGCATCTTTAGGAGGTTTTTCTGTAGTAGAATATACTGCCCCAACAGGAAGCTTTTCATCCCCCTGACGTGTAGAACCAACCATTAGAGGTGCCTTCTTTAAAGGAACATCAGATTTTATGGATTGATAAAACTCTCTTTCAATCTTCTTGAAATCTTCATCCGTAGGTTCTATACCATCTTGTATAGGTCTAAAATTGTGATCATACTCAATGTCGTTATCATCCATCCATCGAATATATTCTTCTATAACTTTAGTATTATTCTTCGTCATCGAGCTCTATCTCAGTAGGTTCAGTAGCTCTTGGTTTTGCTTGTTTGTTTCTACTAAGTCTTGTTGGGTCTGAGAAAATTGCTTTATCTATGGTTGTAATACCTGTAGGAGTTAATTGAGCCACATAATCAATCCCACTTTGAGAAAACCACATCTGTGTCATATCAGGGTTTACTTCCTTAATAATAGGGGAAGCATATCCTTTATCGGCTAAAGATTCTACCCAAGACTTTGAAAGTGTTAAACTATTTTTATTTCGTGCTTCAGCATACTCGTCTATATCTCTTTCCTCGTCTGGACTTTTATCTCTCCAGTCGGGTGTTACCCCACCGGTTCTACCCTTAAATTTTCTCTGGGAACGTGGTATGGATTTCATCATTGCTTGAATATCCCCACCTTCTTCTGCGGGAGCCTCGCCTTCCATTTCAGCATCTTCTGCTTGCTGTCCTGCCATAGCTTGTTGTTCCTGCATTTGTTGTTCTTGCATTTGCATTTGTTGCTTCTGAGCTTCTACTCCCATAGCTAATTGTTCAGCTTGCATTTGTGCAGTAGGTACTGCTTCACCGCTTACTACAAAGTCTGCATCCCAAAGGGGTACATCTTGTTCTTTTAGCTTTACACTAAACCCTAGTTGAGAAAATTGATTTGCAATCTGTATTTTTTGAGCTGCAAAACTTAGTCTGGTATTTTCAGCTTTTTCTTCAGGTTGTGGCAAAACTATTTCATAGTCTGTTATACCAAATGAATCTAATAATTGAGGGAATACCTTCTCATGAAATAATCTTTGGTCACTTTCTACCACACGACTCATAACAACTAATTGCTGTGTTTGTTGTGATAACCCTCCAAAAGCTTCTGGAGCACCTTGCCATGCTGGAGTAACCCCCCACATAGCAGCTACACGTTCTCTAACTTCCTCTCTTACAGGCATATAATCCATTTCTTGTAAGCTGTGGAACAGCCTTACCATATCTACTCTACCTCTTTGGTTTCTAGCAGATACTGCTACCATAGGTATGTAGTTAGGATCTAATCGTGTTTGAGCGGCTATATGTTCCCGCTCCCTTCTAAGACTCTCAGGATCATCAGTAGTTACCAACAACATACTTGCAGGCATCTTTCTTTCAAAGAAATATCTATATAGGTTCTTATCCATACCTACTAATGTCAAAGCTTTTTCAAAGATCGTTAAAATAGGTGACCATCCATATGTTTCAGATGGTGAGAACTTAGATAGGTGTATTATTTCATCATCAGCAAAATACATATGTTGGTTTCTGTGATAATATTTGTACATTGCTGGGATTCTTTGTACACCTTTTTCAGATAGCCCCGGCTCATCAGCTATATCATTTCTATCAATTGGACATATAAAATGAGTATTTTTTGGTAATCCAGCTTGATCTAAATCAAACTCAACCAAAGCGGGGTTTAGTCTTCTAATCTCAATAGGTCTAGATGAAACAGTTCCATCCCCCATGTCTTTATATTCTTTAGCAACATATATAAACCCATCATCTAATGAATTGATATCAAAATGAAATTGTCTGAAAACTTCTTCCATACTTTGGTCAAAAACATTACAATCTTTTAACCATTTAGTTAAACGTTTTCTTTGTTCTGGATCTGGGTTTTCAACTTTAGGAACAATTTCTATTCCTCTTCTAAATACCTCACCTGTAATATGACTAACGGGTCCTCGAATTTCTTCAACAGACATTGCAATGGTTTGTAAATCCTGTACAAGTTGTTGTCTGTACGCCATTTGGTGACGTACCCAAGTGTTTACTACATGGTCTAGCCCGATTGTTGGAGCCGCTCCTTTGTCCCCAGCAGACTTCATAACATCTAAAAGACTAATTTGTTTATTCAAATCTGCCATAGATTGTTGCATCTGAGGCACTTGAGGCATATACTCGGATAGTTTCATATTTATTCCCTACTTAGATTACTCATATCTTGCATAGATACTAGTTTTAATATATTTTCCATTGCCTTCTCTTTCAGTTGATAGTCTTCTGTATGTTCTACATCCCGTAAAACTTCAGATTTTTGATCCTTCAACTGTATTATTTGGTCATTTAAGCTCTGAATTTCTTGATCTTTTTCAAGAATTACATTTTCTAATTCGCCTGCTCCCGTACCAAAGGTGGCATTATGCAGTACTCCCAGCCTACCTGCTTCTTTCATTAAAGCAATAAACTGCCCCTCAGAAAGAACTTGAACCGCAGAACTATCATCCGGAATATCGTCATCAGCTGACATAACTTTTATATCATCATGCCATGAATCTAATACTCTCCATGTTCCATTGTCGTCTTTTAAGGCTACATACTGCTGGTCTGTACCATCTAAAAAATTGCCCATTGTCATCTTGGCTGCTCCTAAAACTTTTCTGTCTTTATATTATACTTGATTTTCCCGATTTGTCTCATAAAGCCCTGTCCCTTTATATTTAAGCAGATTCGACAAACTTGAAATTTGTTCAAATAAGTCAGAAATTCTAACGTCTAATTTTTCTATTTTGTCAGACATTAGTTGTTCTCTGCCATAAAGAGCTTCTATTTGGCTTTTAAGTTCACTAAATTCTTTTAGTATTTCTTGATGATTATAATATGTATTGTCAAATTCTTTGCGTTGATTATCGTCCAACTTATCCTCCTATGAAATTACACAGGCACTCCATCCACAAGACTTACAAGTCTCACACCCGTCAGCAAAAACCACATTTGGGATTTCACAACATGTATGTTCAGGTGTGTTTGAACTATCCTTTATTGCAGCTTCTTCTAATTCAAAGCCATCTAATGCGGGTTGTTCAGCTTTCTCTTTATTTCCCTTGACCAAGACTTCTTTGAATCGACTACCAGCTCTATATACTGTGATACCTTTACAACCTTCTTTCCATGCAAGTAGGTAAGCATCCTCTACGTCTTGCTTAGTAGCACTGTTTGCAAAATTAATTGTTTTGGATATACCCGAATCACATGATTTTTGAAAGGCAGATTGCATTAGTACGTGATCTTCTGGTGATATGTCTGGAGCTGTAGTATACACAGCTTTGATCCAATCTGGAACGTCTGGCACGGTTTCAAGTGAACCCCCTTCTGCCAAATAATCCATTAAATCTTCAGAGTAGTACCCATACTTTACGGCATCTGCTTCAAAATATTTGTTCACATAATTCAAAGTTTTTCCATCTAAAATGTTTTGTTTCTTCCAAGCCAATGCAAAAGTCGGTTCTATTCCGCTAGATGTATCAGCTATCATTGATATTGTACCTGTTGGAGCAACTGTTAGTCTACAGTGGTTCCTAAAGGCTTCCGTGTCTTTATTGTAGTTACTATTGTCCCATGCTGGGAAAGTTCCTCTAACCTTAGCCAATTCCTTAGATTCATCATCTGCCCACTCTCGAACCTTAGACATTATCTCTGCTCCTAGTTCTCTAGCAGTTTCTGAGTTATAAGGGATATGCATCTGTATTAATAGATCAGCAAAACCCATAATACCTAACCCAATTTTTCTAGTTGATTTTGTCATTTCTTCAATTTCAGGCGTAGCATAGTGATTTGCGTCAATCACATTATCTAAAAAGTGAACGGAAGTTCTTGTCACCTTTTCTAAGTGTGCCCAATCAACCTTATCATTCCAACCAAAAGCACTGGCTTTATCAGCTTTTATGTAAAAGCGTGCCAGATTTATAGAGCCTAAATTACAACTTTCATTACCTAGAAGAGGTTGTTCTCCACAAGGGTTAGTTGCAACCATTTCTCCGTATTCTTCTGAAACATGATTGTCTTTATTTACTTGATCTAGAAAAATCATTCCGGGCTCCCCATTATTCCAAGCCCCATCAACTATCTTAGAAAATACTTCTCTAGCATTTAATGATCCTTCTACTTGATTATTTTTTGGATTGATTAAATTATAATCCATGTTACCTTCTACGGCTTTCATGAAATTAGAATCAACCCCAACTGAAATATTAAAGTTGTGAATCTCTCCCTCAACTTTTTTACATTCGATAAATTCCAATATATCTGGATGATAAATAGACATAACTGCCATATTAGCCCCGTCTCTTTTACCGCCTTGGGTAATCATAGAAGAGACTCTAGAAAGAGTTTTAAGGACCTCTATAGGTCCACAAGCGATACCATGTGTAGATCTGATAGAATCACCTCTAGGTCTTAAAGATGATAAAGCAAATCCTGTACCACCCCCAAACTTCTGAACCATAGCTGTGTCATGAGCGGCTTTCATAATACCTTCCATAGAATCCTCAAGAGGTAAAACAAAACAAGCAGATAAAGTACCCTGCTCAGTACCAGCATTCATAAGTGTTGGTGAGTTTGGAACAAACTCTAAACTTGACATAATGTCATAAAAAGATTGTGCAGTAAGATCTACCTCTACAGGTAGTTTCATATAGTCGGAGTCAACAGCTGCAACTGCATCAGCAACTCTTCGGAACATTTCTTCAGGAGCTTCAATTACTTGATTATCATCATCCTTTAATAAATACCTATGTTCTAAAATAACTTTAGCTTGTTCAGTAATTGATGAGTTGTTTAAATTTAAAAGTTTTTGTTCCACTGTTGTCATAATGTTCTCCTCTATTATTTTCGATATCCACAATAAATACATAAACCTCTCTCTGGAACCCAGAAAGAGGGTGTGCAAACTGCCTCTTTGCACTGAGGATTAGGAGCAGATTCGGCTCTCTGAAGTTCATTAACAGGTTCCATTTGTAGAGGATTCGATGCTTTTTTGTCGTCGCCTTCTTTTATCAAGCCACTTAGCTCGTCCTGTTGTTGTCGCCTACTCTCTGGAGTCTCCCCCGGATTTATTGCGTTCAACCAGTCCGTAGCACTTCCTAAATCTACAAATTTATATGCTGTATCATGAACCGCTTGTAAAGCCATAGCAATAGAGAAAAAGGCATCCCCATGACCCATTGGGGTATCAGGTGCTTTTAAGTCGTTGCTTACAGACAAGATCTGATGTGTCTGCCGTTCATCCTTTATTAGTTTTAATATACCCGAATGAACAAATTTTTCAAAGACTTGTGCCATAGTATTTTTACTTTTTCTTGTGAAATTCATAGCTCTCCATCTAGCGTCTAACCCACGGTCTTCTAGTTCCCCCCTTGTGTTATCTATATACCCAGAAGTCATATCAAAATTGTCTGCCACTTCATTCAAATATTCTATTTGATCAGAGTAACTCCAACCATCTAAAAAGGAATGATGGACTTGTTCAATATGTTCTCCCCTCTTTCTAAATAATACTAAGTGAGATGGGTGTCTTTTTTTCCCTACATCAAAGCCACCAAAAATTTGATCTCCTGTTTCCCAGTCAGTAAACTTTTTTGTTGCTGGGGAAGACCTTAAAGTTTCGTCTTGACATTTTTCAATGTCTTCGCCTTCAAAATAAGATTCCGTAGCAAAATGAGGAATCAACATAAACTCTGAAGCAAAAGATTTAGGTCTAGCTTTTTGTTGTGCTAGCAAATACTTCTCACTCATTATTTCTGGAGCCAACACTCTTCTTCCCGGCACTGGGTCTAGTGCAGGTAATACTCTAGCTTTGAATCGTTCATCACTTTGTAACTTAGCCAGTATATCATTTGGCATCATAGGAGTACCTACCACAATAATAGGGGCTTCTTTCAATGGTATGAACAATGATTCTGTCATAAAGTGGTCTTCTACTTTAGTTATTTGTCCCATGTTCAAAGGGTTTTCTGGGTCTCTCAAAACGTCATCAGCTATCAAAGCACCATTTACGTGCATGCCTCGTTTGAAAGAAAACAAACCACCATGCATTATTTCCATAGGTTGATTGTTCTTATAAAATCTAGCCGAGTAATCAGCTTTAGGGTTTCTGTTGAGAAGGAGTTCTGGAATAATAGGATTCCTTGTAATGATTTTGTTTATCTCTGCAATGTGATATTTAGCCATACCATCACTATAAGATAAATAAAGTATAGCCATATCTCTAGGTGCTTTTAATAATCTCCACACACTAAAGGCATGTCCTAAAATAGTTGACTTAAAATGTCCTCTGGGAAGAACTCCTACATAATTCAGTCCTGTTTCTAAACATTCTTCAATATCTTCTGCAAGTAAACTTACATGCCAAGCTTTAAAATACTCTGGGTTATCATATGAAAGAGCCCATATATTTTCAATAAACTCTCTAAAGCTTCCTACTTCATACCGTTTCTGTTCTGAAAGTTGGTCTGAAAGCATATTAAAAGCATTATTAACACTAATAATATCTTTAGCCATATTATATGTCCTCTTGTTGTTGTACTAGTGTTTTAAGTTTCACTGCTATTTTCTGCAGCTGATCTGTATCACTAACCTCTTCAACAAGAACGCTCATAATGTCTTGAACAAATTGAAGGTTAATCATACCCTGCAACACTTCTCTCTGCCCTTTAATACCAATATCAGCTGCTCTAGTAGCATCTAAGGCTCTATCAAAATGAAGAGCATTCAACTCATTCATTGCTTTATTTGCCATAACGGTATAACCATCTAACTGTTCTGATTGCAACCTAGCAAATCTTTGCCCTTCTGTTTCGGCAAGCTCTTGTTGCTTATCCGCTACAGCTACGGCTTTCTGATCCCCCCAGCCATCTTTCTTTGCCCACGCATATATAGTAGGAGGGCTAACTGGGTGCTCTGGAGTAGAAATTTCTTCAGCTATCTGTTTGGCTGTTTTATCGCCCCGTAAAAAAAGCTCCATTGCTTTTAATTTTATTTCTTGTGGTATGTATTTAGGCATAATTAATCATATATACTGTTGCTATCTAGTGCTCCGTATCCGTCATCAGAAACATGTTGTGAGTCAATGTTACCACCTAGCGGACTTCCATCTGAGTTTAGGAATTGAGAAAATTCCCAATATCCAGTCTTGTCTGTATGTGCTGTATAACAGCTAGGAATTTTTACCTTAGCTCCATGAGGCAACTTAACTTCATTATATTGCATTCCTATCTCACCTCTGGTGCATATTCCAGCCCAAATGTGATCTTGTTCGACAATTGGAGTATACCCTACTCTTTTTAGTAGGCTTCCTGTAGTTGTTTGTAAGTTTTTTACTTCTTGGTTACTTCCACATTTAGCAAACTTACACCACACAACTGTGCCATATTTCTTTTTTACATCTTCAAGTGTAGGTAAATCTTTAGGAAACTTATCCTTATACTCTCTTTTAGGTCCTTCCGTTTTACCCGGAAAGAACATTTGAAACCCTCTAACTACCTTGGTTAATCCACCTGCTAAACTCATACTAGCTTCTCCTTTTATTCCATAATGCGATACATACTGCATCAGCATAGTCTTGTTCGGGGAATTTGTCACCCCACTTTTCTATAGCAAACGCCATAATATCTTCTTTCTTTGCTTGACCATTACCTAAACAGATCTTCTTCCAAGTTGCTTGATGCACAAATTCAGTTTGCATATCAACCGTTGCCAACAATGCCCATACAGCTCCCACAACTCTTGCAGTTATAGTGTATGCTCTACTNTTTCTAACTGGTATAGCATTCTCTAAAGAAGCTTCATACTCTTTTAGAGTGTCCACATCTTTATAGAAATTATTAATTAGTTCGGGAAATCTTTCCTCAAACGATACTTTTCTATTACAGTCCCACTTATGGAGTGCTACTAATCTTTCCTTTTCATCAATAACAGCTGCATGTATAGCAAAACTTGATGTGTCAAACCCTATGTAATGCGTCATAATTCATTATACTCAAAAATTAATTATATTATAATTTATCTGCCCCCTTTGTTCGTAAAGTTACAACTCTACTTACAGCGTTATAAGCTGACGTATAGGTATTTAGTAATCCCTGTAATCTTTTTAATTCAATTTCTTGTTCGATAATTTCTCTTTTAAGATCTCGTAGAGCATCGTACTTAGACATAATTTCACCCCTAAGCTCATCTCTAGTAGGTTTTTTCTTTTCAGCCTCTTCATATTCTTTAGTTGTTCTAAACAGTGCTGTACTATATCCTTCATTGAAAGCAGCATCTAGAGCACCATACGATGCTTCAACATCAGCTACTTTAGTTTCTAATGAAGCTTTATACCCACCATATATAACCAAGAGACTGGTTATTTGTTCATCATTATATGTAGCTAAGTCTCCAAAATTTAAGTTTTCATTTTGTAGTAGTTTAGGATCAAATATAGGAATCCCTAAAGANTCAACTTTTTTTATTAGCCGATCCCAATGCTTTCATTGGAGTCCATTTAGTTTCTCTTTGTTGCATCATACCCCCTTACATTTACACCATATATTACCTGTACACTTCTCAGGCATTGCTAACATATCTTGAATAGCAAACATTCGTTTGAGCAGTTTGTCCCAAAGTACTTCGTCTCGATCTAATAGAAAGGTTTTTTATAGTTTGGTCGTCTTTACACTCATACAAAACTGTTCCCTTGTCATAACCCCCCATATTTAAATACATCTGTAATTGCACCGTATGTTCTGGTTTTGGTTTACGTAATGCTTGAAATCCTTTTTTATTGATCGATTTTAATTCTACGGGAAGTGCTCCGTATTTATAATGCTTAATTAAAAAGTCCATTCTTCCTGAGATAGGAGGAATAATTTGCTTTAGTGAAATCTCTCTATCAATTAAAATGTTTAGTTCGGTAAACCATTTATCTACTCGTTCCTCTAAAAAGTTACCATTTTGAAATATTCTGATAACCCTAGCTTCTAAAAATTCTTCGGGTAATCTCCCGTTATAATAAAGCCAGAGATATCTGTCGCAAGTGTTACCCAACGCTGAAGGATGAAAAACACCCCCGTCTTTAGGGGGTACAAGCTCTTCTAAGTGTTCGTCTATTATGCTGCTCAACCAAGCGTCTTCTAACGCCATAGGTTCAGTATTTTTCTTGCGTGCCTTTCTCTTTTTTACGGGCTTAATTTGATTAATTCCTGCCATAGTGTCTCCCTTATGTTCTCCAAAGTAGTTCCTTTTATATGGACTACATGTTCTATTTCATCTAATTCTAGCAGATCAGAGTCTCTTTTTCTATCTCTCTTACCTAAATGCCCGTATACCCCATCTGCTTCAACAATCATTTGTATTTCTTCTATATAGAAGTCTGCGATATATGGATGAAAATAAGCTTGTTGTTCATACCTCAGCCCAAACTCATCTAGACAACGAGCAATTATAAGTTCTTGCTCGGTAAAATCTCTAGGTGGTAAGTTCATTTTGAAGTTTATCAAACAGTTTACTATCTTCTACAAACTTTTCTTTGATACCATTTAGTCCCATGGCTTTAATGTCACCATAAGTGTACCACGCTCCTGCCTTAGATATTAGTCCTTGATCTATACCATCTCTAATATAACTCTCTAACACATCTATCCCACCCTCAACTCTAAAAGGTACAACAGCAGAATCCCAATTTTCTCCATCTGTCTTGGTCTTTCGTAATCTAATATTCATATCAAACCCTACCTTTTGGTCTCCTTCTGTTATCCAACCTTTACGCTGTACTTGCATAATAGAGTGAGCAAAGAACACTTGTCCCTGCCCTGCCGGCATATTGTCTAATGCTACGGGTCCCATGCTAGCACGTACTTGATTGATTGCTACAAAGGCTGATCCGTTTTGTAGGTGTGGGAAAAGTTTTGGGAAAGAACTGTTAACAAATCTTGCTTGCCACGCCATAGGACTGAATCCAAAGTCTTCTGCAGACACATTTGCTGGTACTAAACCTGCAATACTATCTAACACAATAACTTTCACTCCTTCAATCATGGCTTCTCTAACATGCTCCATGGCTTCTTCACCTGTAGTTGGTTGTGAAATTAAAATCTTTTTAGGATCTACTCCACAGGTAGCCATCCAATCCTTATCATAAGATAATTCAGTGTCTATCCAAATAGCCGATCCACCCATTTGTTGAGCATTTACTACTATTTGAGATGCTAAATAAGACTTTCCTACGTTAGTAGGACCATATATAAGTGTCATTTTCTTTAACGGAATACCCCCACCAGTCAATTTGTCCAGTGCTGGAATATTAAAAGGGATCCTGTTTGTTACAAAATCGTCACTATCCCCTAATTGAAAATTTAAATTCTTTTTCTTCAGTAGTTTTTGTATAGCTTCTTCTGCTGTGTTATCCATCGATTCTCCTCTTTACTGCTTCTGCCCACGCGAAGTAGGTAGCAGCTGTTTGAACTAGTTCTATAAATAATTTTGTATCATTTTGACCAAAGACTTCTTCTGCGATATCTCCATTCTTCTCAGTGGTTAGAATATTCCACCAAGCATCATCATGATTTTGTTCCCCAAACAGTTTATCTTGTCGTTCTCGTTCTCCTAGAATCGATTCTAATACTACGGCTCTAGAAGATATTTTATTCTTCTTCATTTAACATAGCCTCGATCTGTGTGTCTACCTTGCCTTTTATAAACGTCCAGATAATATCAGCTGCTTTTTCAGCATCTTCTAGCTGTGGTTCGGTAGGTAGTTCAGTATCTATTTGGTCAACTGTTAAGTCAACCCTTCCGTATTGATTTTGGTCTAATGGACCTACTCTAAAAGTATACCCAATGTGTGCACTTACTTTTGCCATTGTTGATTCTCCTTATAATAAACCCCCCGTCTCAAGCGTGTAACGGGGGGTCTGTACAAATTAATGTACTATAAGTATAGCTTAGAAAGTAACTAAAGTCTAGTTATTATCTAAGTCTGCTTTAGCTAAGTAAGTATTGATCTGCCTTAGTCTTTACAATCTTAGCCGCCCCACTCCATAACGTAATGCTTCTAGCCATTGGGTTAACTTCATTATCAAAGTCATTACCAACGTTTCTTAGAAGGTCAGTCATGTCTGCTATACAGTTATCAGCAATCTTCTTTACATCAGAAAACTTAATCTTCCAATCAAGGCTATCAGGATCTACTAAAACTCTAAATCCAGATAATAGACCTTTTACTAGCCCAGCTATTATATAAGGAGCAGAACTACCAATGATTGGAAATTCTTTAACTGGGGTAGATTTAACCCACTTCCTATTATTAGCACCATTTCCAAATAGTTTAGTATTAGTTTTAGCAACACCTACTTGAAGTATTTCAGACAACTCTAAAATATTAGGTAAGATTTTAAACATTTTCTCATAAACTTCTATCCTATCCTCGTACCTCTGTAATGCTGCGGTCTTTCCTGTATACACTCCTACAGGGTGTCTAGTCTGTGCTCTGTCATCCCCAAAGTATAATGGATACTTTTCTGAGTCTAAAATCATTCATTTTAGATATCACATCTCCTACATCTATAGGAGCCTGCGAATTCATTTCATATGCTATCAAAGGGGCATATGGGTGATGAATTGAATTTAAGTAGTCTTTCAAAGAATCAAATAGTCCCAAAGTATTAAACATAGAAACCTTATCTACATTTACTTGAGAATTTTTAGAAATAGCAACTTCTTGCTTTACATCGGTATCCATGCCTTCAATGATTTGTACGAAGACACTTTCTTCAGCAGCTGTGCCGGCATCAACATTTCGAGTAATAAGCTCATATGTGTGCCCCCCGTTTGTAATACCTTCAGATTCTTCATCAACGAATATTTCATATTCAGTATCACTGATCTTTGAAACTGATGATACCGCCAAATTAATCCCACCATTTTTTAAATGGAATTTGCTTGGCGTGCCCACTTCACCTTTAATCGTCTTGTCCAAATTTTTATATACTGGATGCGATGGTGTTATCCCTAAGCCTAAATCGTCTCGTGATCTGACGTTTGGTTTATCGGGTAGTCCTTGCGGTAGCCCAGAAAAGGGCACTAGTGCGAAATGAATATTTTCTGACCCTTCTCGCCTTGGTCTAATTCTTCTAATATCTTCTACTAGAAGCTTGTGTTTTTTAATTGCCATGAGTAAGCCTCCTTGTGCAATTTATGTTTACTTCCTGCTTCAACTCCCACATGGGTGAGTATAACAATGAAGTTATAGCAAATGCTATTTTTTTATTATACCCAAAGAATTTAAAATTTGCAAATCAGCTTTGATATCGGTAGGTTCCACATATCTACCAAGGTAGTAAATTCATTAGAAGTATCTACATCGCCCTTCTTCCAGAGAGTAGCCTCTTCAAAGTACTGTTTAGCGTCTTTCTTACCTAACAACCAAATGTTCTTTAGCCCCCTGTAAGCTTTTGCCCCATTGTTTTTTATCGATTCATTAAATTCTAGGCTAATAAAGATATAAGTATCAGGGCGTTGGTGGGTACTTGTAGATGCAACGGATACATCATAATAATCTTTGGGAGCTACTGTTCTTCTTTTAGTTTTTACTTCTATACATTCTCCGTTAAGGAATATGTCGTAATCAAACTTCTCGTCAGATTCTACTATTTCCGCCCCAAGATATTCTTTTATAGCTTCTTCTCCTAAGAAACCAGCTAGGTTACCTGCCCCACGAGTGATCGAATTGCGTATTTCACCCATTTGATCAGCTCGAACCTTAGCTCTATCAATCATTTCTTGTGTGTGAGGTATTATTATCATTTACTATTCTTGTCGCTAAAGTGGAGTAACAGCATAGCGTAATGAATAATCTTGAAAATGTCTTTACGAGGTGTTCCCTTTTTATCATAACGAGATGCATACTTTAAAATATTGCTCCTACAGAACGCTTCGGCATCGCCACACGCTTCTATAAAGTCTAAAGTCTGAACATCTCCTTCACTATAATGCTCTCCATAAGTATTTTGTACATACTCAGCAATTTCTTTTATTATTTCTTCTTCGTTATATTTCATCTTAGTCCCAATCTATAAGATCATCAAATGTAAGGGGTTTCAAATCTTTTTTTACTGCCCACGAA